TGTAGTCCCAATCTCTAGATTGTTTACATACGGTATCAGGATACTTTAATATCAGACATTTAATTTTAAACTCTGCAAGATGTTTATTGTCCATCAGTTCTTTGGTTGTCGTTGCTTGATATACGGGACCAAACAAACCTTCCAAAACTAAACGATGTGTTTGTGTACCATCAAGTGTACCTGTACACCCAATACGATATCCCGCATTAGTGCAGCCAGACATAATTGTTGCAAGTGATTTGGCTTTAAATTGATGTGCCTCATCACCAACAACAAAATCAAATTGTTCGAAGTATTCTGGTGGGTTTTTATAGATTGATTGCCAAGTGGTAATTGTAAGAAATTTATTTGTTATCTTTTCTTTACCAGAATATTGTCGATGACAATATTGTTCTGAATCATAACCATAATCTGCAAAGTCTTTGTACATCTGTTCGACCAAAGAAGTGGTTGGAACAATTAACAAACCTTTTTTATTCTCTATTTGCAAATAACGAATGATACAATATAATATGAGAGATTTACCTGATGCCGTTGGAGATAACAACATTAACCTTTTGTTTCGTATAGAATGAACAAAAGAATTTAATTGATACTCTCTGATTTCATGTGGCAGATTTAATGACTCTACAAACTCTTTAGCTTCAACCAATGAAAAAATCTTAGTCGTTCTAAGTTCTATATCAATGTCAAGAGTGTATTTTCTTTCTTCACAAAACTTTTCAATGTATGCAATTAGACCACGATATATTAACATGGTTCTTAGGTCTAATAACCTTATCTTACCATCCCAATATCGTGATTTATATGCAGGTGTAAATTGATAACCTGGTACATAAAATGTGAAGTAGTCTGAAAGTTCTTGAGATATATTTCTTTCACAAATAACACGAATATATGCCTCATTAACTTTCTCTAGTCTTATATCAAACACCTTGAATGAATCTTTCCCATGCTATAAAATCACGCAATTGAAAAGTGCGTGAGTTCAATTCTTTGAGTATGCTTTGACAGACTTCAACAATTTCTTCATGCATCATTTTTTGTGCAGTTAGTCTGTTCAAATCTTCATCACTATCAAAGTATGTATTAATCTCGGATTTCAATACAAATGGAAATGGTTCCCAACCGTGGTGTTTAAGTTGGTCATCATCCAGTTTACCTGTATAATATTCCCATTTAATCTTTTTCATCCTACTATATTTAAAGTCGGCTTCTTTTGCGAGCAAGCGATGCCGTGAAAGTATATTCAAATACTTACTGTGTAGTTGTGGTATGTTAATTAGTGCTTTGCCTGGTTCTGTTCTATCAATAACAGAATCGGTTGCCCACATATTCAATAATTCATCAAGTTTAGTCATGCCAAATCCTCCTTAACGGAGTATAACAGAATTAATTTACTTTGTCAACATCAAAATAGGAATATCTGAAAGTTGCATCAGCTGTAATTGCCGTGTCTGGACTATCAGTAGTGGACATGACAAAGGTAGATAATGATGTTGGAAACACATCATAAAATTTAAATTTAAATGTTGGGTTATTTGCCGATGATAAAATGGTAAGTGTTGCATCAGAATATTGTGGTGCCAATCCCACAGATTGTCTTATGCCGGCAGTTTTACTTAGTAAACCTAAATTCTGGTATTCTTTAAAGTCAGTAGGAAAAGTCATACCACGAATCCAATCGTGTACTTCTAACCAAGATTTTAAAGCTTCATCAACCAAAAAAGTAACATTCAACAAATCGTAAATTGCTTTTTCACCTGGTTTATACAAGTCTACAAAAGGAGTATTTTGTGGAATCTCAGATAAAGAAATACCAGGAACAGTTACAGTCTGACAAAAATACTGTATGTTTGGCAACCTAGAAAAGTTTAATTGAAACTTATTAGGGTGTAAGTAATTTGGATTTTTAGGGTTTCTATTGAGTGCGCTCATAATGGATTATTTAGGCGAAAAAAAAGACCACCCGAAGGTGGTCTTTTAATAACTCTCTTAACGGAGTTTCAATTACATGATGTTAGCAATACGGAAGCTACGATAGTAGTTGTTTGCTTGTACATTCAATGCGCCAAGACCTTGTGTAGTGCCTTCAGCGAATGGGTTGGCAACTAGACCATAACGAGTCTTGAAACCAATCTTTGGCTGGAAGGTACCTGTGTCAACGGCACGAACCATTTGTAATGGTACATATGGGCAGTAGAAAATACCTGCGTCATATGCATTAGTACCTTTGTAACCAACAACAGCGAATTCGTTGGTTGAAGATGTTTGTGCATATGGGTCGATATAAACTTTGATACGACCGAACATTGTACCAGCAAATGTGTTACCAGTGTCGTCAACTGTTAAGTTAACTTGACCTTGTAATGCTGAGTTGTAATCAAGGATACCAGCCATCGCAAATGCAGATGCAACATCTGAAGAAACGATGATGATATTACCTTTACCACGACGGGTTGTCTTAGCGATGGTATTGGCTTCACGTTCAATTTGGAACGCAAGACCTTTAATCTTTTCAACCATCCAACGACCGTTAGAGTCTGTGTCAAGGTCGAAAGTACCACGAGTAGTTGTACCTGCTTGGCAACCTAGTTTAGCAACGCCGTAGATTGTACGGATAACTTCACGGTTGATTTCAGCAAGAATCTCTGTTGAGAGAATGTTTGCTAATTCTGTTTCTGCATCTAGACCGTGAACTGCTTTCAAGTCTTGTGCAAGTTCCATTGAGTATTCTGCCTTCAAAGCACGAGTCTTTGCAGTAACAGTAACCTTCTCAATAGAGAATGCCATTTCTTGGAATGTGTTGCCAGAGGCACCATCACCCAAAGCTTCAGCAGAACCAGTTGTCATTGCAGCAATTGCAGCAGCGTTACCAGCAAATGTGTTGTTAGCAGCAGTATCAGTTGGAACTGACAATGCAACTTGTGCGCCACCACCGTTTGCGCCTGCGAAACCAGTGTTTGCTTCGTTGAAGAAAGCTTCTGTACCACCTTGTGATGCATAACGTGTACGCATTGCGAAGATAAGACCTGTAGGTCCTGTCATTGGCTGAACGCCAGCAATGTCATATGCAATCAAGTTAGGTAGTGAACGGCGAACCAAACTGATTAAGATTGGGTCGAAACCGGCAACTGGACCTGCAGCAGCTGCACTACCACCATAACCGCCTGTACCAGCAAAGTTTGTTGGTGAACCGGCTTCGTTAAGGTATTGAGCGGCTTTACCCATCTCAACAGCTTGGTTTTCAAGAATAACGGCTGTAACAGCCTTGCGATATGGGTCTTTAATAGCTGGCATATCTGGATGATCCAGAACGCCTTCCCATTTCTTTTGTAGTTGTTCGGACAAATACATATACTATCTCCTAATTTTTAGAGTTTTGTTTTAGAAATTGCGTTTGCGACTGCATTGACAAATGGGTCAGATGACACCTTTTTATCTTCTGCATCGCCTAATTCCTCATGTAACTGTTTTTCATCAGCACGCTTGGTACCAGATGGGAAATAGTTCTCACGAATTGTTTCAAGTTTTTCTTTGTATTCGTCCTCTGTGGAGAATTCGACACTCTCTGCGAGTGATTTAATTTTTTCAACTTGAGTTGCTGTGAGACCTTCGCAAACAACATGAGTAATTTCATTCTTGCGGGCTTCAACTAAAGCTTTCTTAGTTTGAATACCACGCTCGATTTCTTCATTGAGAGAAGCTTCAAGTTCTTCAACTTTACCAGCTAACTCACCAACAAGGTCGACTTTTTCAGCAGGAACATCGATGTAATGTTCTGCAAACAGGTTACGCAAACCTGAAATAAATTCTTCTGTAATTTCAGAACGCAAACCAGATTCAATAGCAATTTGGTTGTCATCCATCCATTGTTCAACAACATATGATAAGTAGTCATCAACTTTTTCTGTCAAATCATTTTTAATTGATTCAACAGCTTCTTCGAGCATACTAGCATAACGTGTTTCTGTTTCTTCTTCAATTTGTGCAACTCGGTCAGAAACACGAGCTTCAAAAATTGTGGCAACTTTGCCTTTAAATTCTTCTGAAATGGTAGAATCATCTGCAAAGAGAGCATCAATGTCCTCTTTCATTTTTTCTTTCATTTTCATTTTCTTCATCATTGCTTTATCTTCTGCTGCATCATCGTGCATTTTTTCAGCAATAACTTCACCTTCAACTTTTTCTTCTTCCATTTTGGCAGAAGCGTCAGATGGCTTTGTTGTTGGTGCTGTTGCAGATTTAGTGCTAGGCGTAATTTTTGCAGAATTATCGTCATTCTTATAATTCTGCGGTGTTGGACCACCAGCGTCATGTACTTCTGCTGGTAATTTTTCTGGAGGCATAGCTGATGCTGATTTCTTGCTTCCTGCAAGAATGTCTGCGGCTGCCTCAAATAGTTTGTTTGATGCCATTAGGAATCTCCTTATGATTTCTTATTTATAAAATTAAAGTTTTCTGATGAAATTTTCAAACAAGTTGAGGGCAACCTGTTCAATATCTTTTCGTGATGCTTGTTTAATTTGTCTTTTTGCGTTATCTATATCAACTTCAACAAAACGACCTTCGACAAACAACCATTCTTTATTCTCCATGATACCGTTAACGAAAGCTCCTGGTGCAGATGGATCCGCAACGATATCAGCAGCTGTAGCTAAACGAAAATCATCTTGAACAATGTTGTAACCTTCTTTGGTTGGTTGTAATGAACCCATACCACGAGAAGATACTCCAAGGTTTACACCAGAATCCATAAAGTTTTTAACAATTTGACCATATGGTGTATCAAGAATCAACGCCTTACCAATGAACGCTTCCCCGTTGTCTGTTAATTCGACAATCTTATGTGAAACTCTTTCAAGGTTAATAGATGGTGTGTCTGGATGTCCGAGTTCTCCAAGCGCACGGTTAGTTTTTACATATTCTTCGTTGTACCTTTTGACTTCATTGCTTAGAATGTCTTTGGTGTACATACGATTATTTTTATTTGGTTTATCATATACGAGAAAAGGACCTGTAATATACAAGTTCTTTTTGCCATTTTCTGTGGCTTCAGTTAAAAATTTTACTTCTTCAATGTTTTCTCTAATTAGTTTCATACGGATTGTCCTGTATATGGGTCTACATTATATGTAGCTGTTTTTGAAACTTCCATAACAATACATCCACCAGTAAAAATTTGGACTGAAAGATTGCCTGATGCTGTATTAGCAACTGCGCCACCGTAATCATCAAGGCGCATCTCACCTGAACCTGATAATTTAAATAATTGAGCACCATCACGAGTTACTTCAATACTACCATTAGTTGACCAATTCAATTTACGAATAGTAAGGCCACTAACTGTTTCAGTTGTTGGATTACCTCTGAATTGAGTGAGTGCAAGATTGGCTGTGCTAGCATCCACAACTCGAACAATCGAGCTGCCTCTTGTAGTGTTTATAATTTCGTATGCCATGTTATTTTATTCCCATTGATTTGCGGCGCTTCAAAGAAATGCTGCGCTTCATTAATGTTCTACGCAACTTTGCTTTTCCTTTTGTTTTCCAGTACCGCTTAAGTTTTCTAGATTTCTGTAATCTCTGTATGGTTGGTATACGAACAACTCGGTTACCAGCCAACTTATATCCTTTAATGGCAGACTTTCGTACATTCTTTTGAACAACTATTCTACCTTTTGCATTTCTTCTAATTCTACGGCGAATCTTAGTGATTCTACCCATTCTCATCACATTTGCTTCATCTAATTCTTCTTCAACCCATTCATATGTATCATTTACTACGGCAACTTTTTCTGCCTCTAATCTTGCAGCAATCATTTGCTCAAGACGCTCAAATATAAATGCTTTGGCTTCTGTTAGTTTATTCTCTGCAATAAGTTCTACAAATTTCATTTTGCACGTTTGAAAGCAAAATCAGATGCTTTCATAAAATGTTCTGGTGATTTATGAACCATATCAGCAAATTTTTTCTTGTTCTCATCATTCAATGCTTTATGCACTTGAGTGATTGCAGATGCAGTAAAGTGGTCTACCTTACGAGTATGACCAGATGCAAACTTAACAGACTGTGCCGATTTATTATCTACTATCTTATGTAGTGTGTCCATTACCGCTTCGGTAATTTCAACATCTTCTTTGTTTAAATGTTTACGGATACTTGCGGTAGTTTTTTCAATCTGCTTACCCGTTGCTTTCATAACATTTAATGTTCTATCATTAGCTTGTTTATATTTACCTTGAGAAGCTAAACTATCAGAAGATTTTTTT